AAAGGAATACGTCTCCCTAACTACTAACGCATGGTCAGACCTAGATCGTTGTAATCCAGATAAGATGCTGATTCCTCCGTCGATCGTTATCGAATCGTCGCCTAATCGCTATCAGGCTTATTGGCTTTTTGATCCTTCTACAACGATTGACCCCAAAGACGCTGAAGATTTAAGTAAGCGAATGGCTTACTACCATGAGAAAGAGGGAGCAGACACATCTGGTTGGGATTTAACTCAACTTCTGCGCGTTCCTGACACATTCAATTTCAAGTATCCTGATGTTGGCAACATGGGTTACCCTGTGGTAAAGATCAGGGAAATCAAAAAGTTGTACTATCGTATGGATGAGTTTAAGGACTATCCTTTACTTCCCGGTTACGATTACATTGATGCGGAATTCCCTGTCGAGCTACCACAGGAGTCAGGAGAACAGATACTTGAAAAGGTGCGTCGAGAGGTAAGTCCTCTTGTAATTAAGCTATTCACAGAAGTTCCGCCGGAACATAAATGGAGCGAAAAGCTATGGCAGCTTGAACTCTTACTTTTTGAAGCTGGATTCCCTCGGGAAAAAGTTTTCATCATTGCTCGGGATGCTGCATGTAATAAATACTCCCGGGATAAGAGAGCTAGTTCTCAGCTTTGGAAAGAAGTTTGTCGAGCTGAACAAGCAGCACAATTGAAGAAGAATTTGCCAATTGAGGATTACTCAAATGTAGAGACTTTGATGACACGCGCAGAAACTGAGTTAGTCGCAAAGCTCCCCAAAGGATTCGTTGAGCATTATATTGATTGGGCATCTTCTCTTGGTGACGCAGCTTATCAGTATCATCAAGCTGGCGCTTTCATTCTGTTGTCTGCCATCCTCTGTGGTAGCGTAAAACTTCCAACCTCATTCGGTAATATCTATCCTAATCTGTGGTTTATGATTCTCGCAGACACGACTCTGACTCGTAAAACTACTTCAATGGACATTGCAATGGAACTTCTGGAAGAAGTTGATCCTAATACAATTCTTGCAACTGACGGTTCTATTGAAGGTATGTTTACTAGCCTTTCTCTGCGCCCGAATCAGCCATCTATCTTCCTTCGTGATGAGTTTTCTGGCTTGATCGAATCGATGGCTAAAAAGGACTACATGGCAGGAATGCCTGAAATGCTTACGAAGCTGTACGATGGGAAACTTCAAAAGCGCATTCTTCGTAAGGAAATCATTGAGGTTCGTGATCCTCGGCTCATCATTTTTGGTGGAGGTATTAAGAACCGTGTTACATCTGCGGTTACGTTCGATCACGTTGCATCTGGATTCTTGCCTCGATTTATTTTCATTACAGCTGAGTCTGATGTAAGCAAGATCAAACCACTTGGTCCACCCACACAAAAGATTACTCTTGAGCGTGGAATTATCTCAGCTGAGTTGAAGGAGATTTACGATCACTACAATGGAGTTAGACTGCTTCATTTTGCAGGTGCAGATGCTGAAATTGAAAGTAAAAAAGAATTTGACGCGTATCTTACGGATGACGCTTGGGAACGATACAACAAGTTGGAGTTCAAGCTTGTGGAACTTGGCACTCAATCTGCTCTTCCTGATATTTATACTCCTATCGGTGATAGGCTTTCTAAGTCAATTCTTAAAGCAGCAGTCTTAATTGCGTCTGCAAGACAACGAGATAATGATACTGTACTAGTTGAACTCCAAGATATTCTTAGAGCTATCAAGTATGGAGAACAATGGCGAGCTTATTCACAGGAAATTATTGAGAATGTTGGCAAGTCTACAACAGAGCGCAAACTCGACACAATTCTTGAGTCTATCAGGAAGCGTGGAAATGAGGGAGCTAGTCGTAGTCGTATTATGCGTACATTCAAACTCTCTTCACGTGAGGCTGTCGCTGTTTTCGACACACTTGTAGATCGCGGAATTATTGAGAAGAAGGCTAGTGGCGATCAATTCCTTTACTATGCTAGGGACTAAAATGGACATTAGTTTATCAGAAGAGAAGCAAGGCGAGTACATTGATAAGTTCGTTGATAATATGGCGACTATCAATGAGGGTTTACCAGCATTAGCTGGGGAGGGAAACTTAGTAGATGCTCTCGAGTTTTTAGAGCTTGAATTAGCTGCGATTTCTCTTCATGCACAGCGGACGGGGATTCTGATTTCGTCCATTCTTGAATTCATGGCTGCGCAAGCAGCTACCACAGGATTTAAAAAGACAGGATCAAATTTCGATGGAACCCCTACACCCATTAACTGATTGTGAAAACTGCCCGCTCTATGGCAATGCAGAGTTTATGGGTTATGACGACCCATCACACAAAACTGACATTGTATTGATCGGCGGTATGCCGAGCTTACAGGAGAAATACAATGGAGGATACGAAAACACCCAAGCGGGGAAACTCGTCAATAAGGTTTTCAAGCATCACGGTCATAGTCCAACTTATTACTACACTACTGCTGTGCTTTGTCGGCCAGCGGATAAAAAAGTTCCTGCTAAAGCGGTTGTTGCTTGTCGGCCAAGGGTTATAGCTGAGATTGCCGCTGCGTCGTCCGGTCCTGTGGTCACGCTAGGCAATGAGGCGGCCTCTAGCGTCCTAGGACGTACCGGCATAGCATCGTTGAGGGTCGGCCCGGCGAAGCACTCAGATTGGATAAGTAACGATGTGATTCCTACAGTAAATCCGTATGTTTGTATGCGGCAGGAATCACAGTTTCCTAATCTAGTAGCTGACCTTGGTAAAGTGTTCCACAAAGTCGAGCAATTCAAGGAACCGAAATACGTTGTAATTGACGATCCGGTCGAGGCGTATGATTTCTTAGTTGCAGCTGTTACTAGTAAGTACACAACACAACCAGACCTCACAATCGACATTGAGTGTGTTCTCGACAAGGATGAGAGTTTCGGGCATCCTGAGCGACACGTTATGCTTTGTGTTGGTCTGAAAATCGACAATGATATTCCTGTGGTACTCACTGATACTGCATTAGTTCAGGAAGTTTGGGCACATCTTAAGCGTTTGATGCGTCTGTGTAATATCATTGCTCAGAATGGCAAGTTTGATCTTAATGGTGTTCGCAAATATGTTGGAAAACAAAAGCTTGGTTTCGACACCATGCTCGCTTCTTATTGTCTAGACGAGAGGACAGGAATTCATGGACTTAAGTACATGGCACAGGAATTTCTTGGTGCTCCTGCTTATGACGATGCAATTAAAGCGTATATTGGAACTGATCGGGATTTCTCTAGGATTCCAAGAGACATTCTGTATCGTTATAATGCGTATGACGTGGAATGTACTTATCAACTGAAGAAGCTTTTTGAAGTCATGATGGAGGAACAGGGTCTTACAGACCTACATGCTTTCATGTGTGAAGTTTCGGATATGCTTATGGACGTTGAGTATGAAGGCATTACTATTGACAAGGAATATCTCGAGAAATTGGTTGAAGATTTCGATTTGTCAATCATGACCAAAGAGCACTATTTGTCTGTAATGGCTTATCAGGTTAATCCGAAGGGTTACGTTAAGGGCGATGGTATCAATCCCGGCTCTTGGATGCAAATCAAGAAGATGTTCCTTGATCTTGGAATCAAGTTAGACTCCACAGATGAAGAAACGATGACTGGGGTTGTTAACTATGATGGCAAATTTCCAAATAACGACAAACTTGTGCGTGACTTTGCCACTATGCTTCTCGACTACCGACACGAGACCAAACTTAACGGAACTTACATCACCGGAGTTAAGGACCGGCTCTATAAAGGTCGAATCAATAGCTCGTACCTTCTTCATGGAACTACTACCGGACGTCTCTCTAGTAGGAACCCGAATCTACAGAATATTCCTCGTCAATCACCCATTAAAAAGATGTATGTTCCGTCAAGACCAGACAATAGATTCATCAATATGGACTATTCTCAGGCCGAACTGAGAACTTTGTCTTACTTTGCAAAGGACACGTATTTCCGTGATATCTTCAACGACCCTTCTCGTGATGTGTTTGATGAACTTGTTCCTGTTCTTTATCCTAAATCTGTTAAGATTACGCTTAACAAGGACATTTGGAAAGAACAACGGACAATGGTCAAGACTTACGTATATGGGCTTAACTATGGTCGTACTGAATACGGTATTGCTCATGGCTTTGGTATTCCAGTTGAACTAGCTCGTAAGCATATGAAGTCGTTCTTTGCTGTAATTCCTCAGATCATTAATTGGCAGAAAATGATCCGAGCGATGGTTAAGAATGGTGAAGATTTGGTAACTCCTTTCGGGAGGCATCGTCGTTACACTCTGCTTACTGAAGAAAACATCAATAACATCATGAATGAGGCTCTGGCTTTCATGCCACAGTCTACAGCTTCTGATGTTTGTTTACGTGCAGCTATTCGATTCAATAAGTGGGCGATTGAAAATTATGCTCCTGAAAATCGTCCTCGTATCTTTAATCTTGTCCATGAC